ACATTGATGTTGTACTTATCAACACTTAGCTCTGGATATGATATCAGAATCCTATCAATAAATCCATTTTCTTTGTTGGCTCCAGTAGCAAATTGCTCAAAGATATCTGGTTGAATACCTCCAATTACAGGGATGAATGGCTTATCAACAAATGCACTCTTTGCTGTTTTACGATTCAATGATATGCTCTGACCATTCCAAGATGATAGCCAGAATTCCAAGTCTGATCCAGCTCTGTACTTATTCATATCTTTAAACCAGCCAGCAAGCTCATCCTTAAATACTCCAATACAATTAGGATTGGTCTCATGCAAGTCAATCAATGCCTCAAGAGTAATATCACCAACAATAAACTGCTCAGATTTTGGTTTAATAATCTCCTCGGCAAATTTCTTTGCCTCCTTGTCAAGCCTTTCATATTCAATATATTTTGCATAAGACTTCTGGAATTCTTTTTGCTTCCTAATATTTAGCTTTTGAAGAGGAAAAATGACTTGATTCAATGATGGTGTTTTACCAATTCCAGGCTTTCCAACAACTGCAATCCATAATGTTGCTGTCTCTCTCCATCCTGGTTTAATCTCAACAATGAATGAGTTGCCAATACAAACTGATAAAGCCCATAGGAATCCACATCCCATATAATCAATTGACAATCCAAGAGTCTCAGAGCTCTGAATAATATATTGTTGAATCTCTTCACTAAAAATCTCTATTGGAAATTGAACTCTATCAATGTTAATCTTTGGCTCAATTTGTTTAACCTTTAATTTTTTCTCAAGTCTTGCTCCAAATCCATCAGAATAGATTGCCTTAGCAGATGCATTGAAATCACCATTGTGATATCTCCATGTGTATGCAATAAATGGAGTAATCAATTGCTCATGTGGATAGATTGATCCTGTTGAAAATAGATACATACATCCACTATTCTTATAAACATAACCAGAATGTGGTGATGTACCTCCATTCCTCTTGATAATATCCTTATCATGTGTCTTTGAGACAATCTGAAAGTCATCTGATATGATGTCCCAGATGGATGTTCTTTGATTGTAATCCTCCCAAGGTGTCAATGTTGATTCATAAACCTCCTTAACTTGCTGTTGTAATGGCTCATCACCAGTGTAGTTGTAAGTTTTACAGATTGTCCAAAGTATTTCCTTATCCTTATCAGATATCTCCTTGACATCAAGATATGTCAACAGATTAATATTATTTGAATACACAACACAATATCCACCAACTCCTCTTGATTCAATCACAGCCTCAGAATGTCCTTTTAATTTAGCAATTTTCTGATTGCCATCAACATTATTTGTCTTGTAAAGGATATGATATCCTTGATTGACTGTTTTATAAATTACAAATTTAAAGTCAAAGTCATCAATGTTATCTCTAAGCAACTGGAGGAATTCATTCCAGAAATCATTCTGCTCTTTGAGAGTTGCGAATACCTTGAGATCAACATCAATACATTCAATCCCATTGAATCCAGTAATTAATCCAACATAGTTGGCTCTTGATGATTTGTATTTTTCTTCAAATTCATCCTTTGTAAAAGGTGTTTTTTGACATTGTTTCCAGGATCCTATTGGTATCTTTTTATCATCAGAGACAATCAGAGAATATCCTGAGTCAATAAGTTTTTTAGCATAAGTTAAAGCTATTAGCATAGTGTTAAAAATAAAATTGCCCCACCAAATCCACAGGATCTCACTACTGTTTCATTGATGAGGCAAAAAATATCTTTGTTAATTTGTGAGATCATATTGCAAATATAAATATTTTTCTTTGATTGATACATTTTTTAACTTTTATTGATTACTGTGAAATTTCACACCATTTTTCACACCTAATTTCACACCTAATTTCACACCATTTTTCTAAGTACAATCAGCATTACAGAAGCTTACTGTGAAAATTTCACACTTTGCGAAAAAAATAGTTTTTAAATTTTATTTTTATTTTTTTAAATTTCTGGTGTGAATGCAATTTCACAGTTCACAGTTCACACCTTGTCATAATATCCAGCTTGAATTCTTTCCTTGATTAACCTCAACTCTGTTGTTTTCTGACATTTCAAAATATCTTGATAGATAGTATCCTTATCCTCCTCCATTTGCAGTGAAACCTTACCAAAATGATTGAGATATTCTCTGATTGTGCGATCATAGATTTTATCCTTACCAAAAAACTGGTCATGAATCTTCAATGCGTTGATCACTGTTGCATGGTTTCTGTTGAATAATCTTCCAATCTTTGACAGATGCCAACCTTCCTCTCTGAGAATTGAATACAGATAGCTTCTCTTATAAATCAGATCCCGATGCCGATCCTTGCTGTCCAGATTGTCCCTCTGAATCAGTTCTTTTACTTTTTCTATACTCATAGTATTGTTCAATTGTTATTAATAAATCTTCTTGCTCAGCCTCTCTGCTTGCTTCCCAGGCTTCATCTATCCATGATAAGTCTTTCATTGTATTTGTTTTTGATCATTAATACCTTTGAATAAATCAGAGCTGGATGAGATCATGCCAGTTGCTTTGACATAGTCAACCTCAATCTTTGCTGAATTGATTATAACAGTGCCAATCTGAGCCACAGCTTGAGCTTTTTCAATCTCTTTATTCAACTCTTCTTGAGTTAATTCATCATTATCCAGCCTTTCTAATGCTGCAAATAGGTGATCTCTAAGATCATTAATCTTGTTTCTTGCCATTGATTTTAGTTTTTAGTTTTGATTTTAATTTTATTACTTGTTGCAATTCTTTTGGAAATCTTTGAATGGTATTTTTTTGCATATTATCAACCATTGATATAAGCTCAAGATTCTCCAGGATACAATTCATTGAATCACCATCTTTAAATCTTATAATAGAATCATCTGGAATTGGACCATTAACATCTGTCCAGATCTTATGATGGTAGAGAATCCAATGAGAATCTTTTACTTTATAATAAAGATATTTTCTATCAGTTGAATCTGTTCTTTGAACAACTGATCCATCTGGCTTCCAATTAGCTGGTCTATTGCCTTTCTTAAACATTGAGACCTTGCACTTATCATAAAGCTCTGGGCTCATCTTTGTTCCTTTATTCGCTGGTGTGTGACCAGGTTTAAATCTATGAGCTATTCCTCCTTTGATTAGATTAGCTCTGCCAGATAAATCTGATTGCTTGAATTCTTGACTCTTTCTTAGGCCCATTGTGAAAGCTCTGTTTGCCACTTGAGAATAAGTCATTCCAAGATCATCGGCAATGTCTTGAGTTCTTTCATGAGGAAATCTTTGTCTGATAATATCATTGATTGTCATAACTCCTCAACTTTATATCCCCAAATAATGTATTGCTGTAAAGTATCAAGCTCTTTTGGATTTTCATAGTGATATCCTTCTTGTCTCAGATAGCCTCTTGCATCTTTAAAACAATGCCACCATGTGCCACCTTCTGGCTCAACTGAATCTTCAAGCCAAACTCTGTATCTTTTTAATGGCACCATTGTCCACTTAGATCCGTTTGAATTTAAACCATTGTAGTTTTTAAGATATGCCTGAACATCTTTTGTCAAAACTTCTTTGGTTATTATTTTACCAGTAATTGGATGCTCAATTTGCATCAGTATTGGAATTCTCTTTGTTGGCTTTTTATGCTCAATATATCGCATGAATTCTATTGATTTTAAATTAATAGGATTATCCTGGTTTATTTCTATTTTCATTTAAATCAGTTATATCGTTAAACCATAAACTTATATGTCTACCATTACTCATTTGTTCAGCACATGTTTCTATAAACATTTTAAGATTATCATAATCTTCAAATGATAATTGTTTGACTGTCTGAGTTGTGAATGTTTGTTCAAAATAATGAACTCCAGTTCTTTGGTCAAAATGTTCTTCTTGTATTTTCATATCTTCTCAACTTTAATAATTAATGGTGGCCACATATCCATCCGCTTGATTGCATCCTCTGGACTGTTGGCTTGAATGATTCTCTGTTGAATGGTCCACTTGCCATCCTTCACTTTGTAAGTTACTCTGAAATTCTGCATCTCTTTTTGCTCTTAAATAGTTATTAAATAAATCCATGTTGAATCTGCCTGACTTCTGCCACCAATATTCATAATGTGCTGTGCTCATATCTTATTTTTGTAAATTGTTAAACGACCAATTGCTCTTGCACATGTATCAATCCTATTGTCAAACTTATCAGCAAGTCCATAAAGACCAGCTCTTTTCAAGTCTGGGATCAGAGATTGATACATTTTGATTCTGTAAGTGAATCCATTGATAATGGCATTGACATTCTCAATCTTTTCAAGTCTTGTAATTATCTGCTCTCTCATCTCATTAAATTTAAAAAGGTAAACAATCCACCACAAACAATACAAACGATTGTCAGAAGGCTTAAAACTGCACTCAAAAATGATTTGTGCTCTTCATTCGCTGGAAGGAATGGCTCAATAATGGTAATTAATTTTGCTTTCATATCTGTTTTTGTTAATTATTATGAATCAAAGTTAAGAACTTTTTTCACTTATGAAACTATTTTAACATTTTTTAACAAATTAAAGAATAAAAAAGGGAATGATTTTCACCACTCCCCTTTCTGTTAATCCAAAAAAAACAGATATGCGTTACAAATATAGTTATTTTCTTTTTCTAAGCAAGAATTTAACAACCTTTCCAATCAATCCAGATTGCTCATTAACATCAACCTTCACCTCTCCATTGTTGATCTCAACATCAACCTTCTCAGAATCAACCTTGATGCTCTTGTTGTCCTTATCTTTGTGCAATTCAACATCAACCTTTGGAGTGTCAACTTTTATATCTGTGACTCCATCCTTTCTGGTGATCTTGACATCAACTTTCTTTGTGTCAATGTTTATATTCAAATTCTTTTTTGGTCTCCCTGGCTTTTTCATTATGCTTCATTTGTTGTTATTACTCCTTTGGCCTCAAGATGCACCACTCTCACAGATGCTGGCTGTGCAACTTTCCATGCTGTCCTTCTTGCTTGGCTCAATCTATCCTTTGCAATGCGAGATACACTGACTGAGTTATTCTGATTCCCTCCAAGCACATGATAATGTGTTGCATCTTCACCAACATAAATTCCAACATGACCTCCTCCATTCCTGGTGAAAGTTAATACATCTCCAAGCATTGGTATCTTTGCCACATTTCCATACTTATTCCAGTTTAATGCCCACAATGGATGCTTGACAACTTGCAATCCAGCTGCATGAGCACAATAAGCTACAAATAAACCGCACCAAGGAATCTCATCATTGGTGTAAACCTTCTCAAGTCCAAGAGCTTTTGCCCAGGATAGAATGGTTGGATTGTGTTGCTTGCCAACTATCTCCTTAACACCAATGTGCTTAACAGCCTCAACCAATATCTTTGGAGCTGTTTCTTTTTTTAGCCATGCATAGCTCATATTGAATCCCTTTGGATGTAAATATACTTAATTTTTCTTTTGATTGTCAATAGACTATCCACATCATGCTTAAGCTTCTCAACCTTGATCTCATTTTCTTTCTCAAGATCATGCAAATATTTTTCAGCTTTGATTGTAGTTGAATCTTTTTTTGGTGCCTTATATTCATGTACTGGCATTGGTGTAAATATTGCAAATAATGAGCTTGCAATTGTGGCAATCAATAGTACTTTATTCTCCATCGAGTTTCTTATTTAGTTCTTTTTGAAACAATATATCTTGCATCAGTTTTTTATCTGCCTTTCTTTCCTCATCACAATCATCAATCTTTTTTTGTTGTGTTTTGATTTCATTGTCTTTGGATGTGATTAGATATCTGCCGATCATTATGACTATTGCAAATAAGACAAAGAATAAATAAGTAAATGGACTTCTTAGGAATGTTTTAAAATCAAGTTTGAATATTTTCTCCATACTTAATATGCTAATATGTTTTATTTAGCACAAAGATATCTGAGTAAATTGAGTTGCCAACATTGGCAGCTCCCCATTCAGCTGTGACATCTAATGTAGTTGGAATTGTTGTATCAAATGTTGTGTTATTAACTGTATTGAATCCAAATCCTTGAACACTGGAATTGTTAGGTTTTGTGTAATGAAATGCTCCTAATGTTACAATGGATGCTACACCTGGACCACCTAAAGATCTAATGGTGAAATCAATGTTTAAAGACCACACATCATTCACAACATTACTCCCCAAATTCTGTAACCCACTATCTAAAAGAACAACACCTCCGACCACAACTCTAATTCTAAGACTTTGATTATTCTGAGCATTGACCACACCACCAAACACTGCTCTAAAACTATCACCAACTAAAAAGCCATTTGCTGGAATAGATAAACTACCAACTCCACCATTGATAAGTGAGCTCTCAGTTGTTGTGTTAGTGATTAATGTGCTGTTAGCTGTCTGAGCAAAGATTCCGATTTGCTGAGTTGTTAAGTTGATGGTTGTTGTTGCCATTATAAGTTGATATTAATAGTATTATTTACTGTTGTGTTTTGAGTAAAGCTATCCTCAAGAGTTCCATTGACATATAGCTCATAATCTGTTGTCAGATCACCACAATTGCTTGCTGCAGGATTGCCATTCTCAAAGTCATAATCATCATAGGGAATGGAACACCAGTCATTATAATCATAGATTGCAACTGTTGCTGCCATTGTCCATCCAGCTGTGACATCTGGTCCTCTATTTATGAATGGTTGAGTCTGAATATCACCAATGATATCAAGAAATTCCTCAAATCTCCATTGTTGGAATGTGATTCTAATGTCATTGCATATGCTCAAGCAATCAGAATGTATCTCATTGATCTGTCTATATTCCTGGAGATTGTATTTATCACAGATTGAAATGATCATGTTGATGTTCACAGATTGAGCAGTCATTGATCCTGGTTGCAAAGTTACAACCATCAAAGGATATTGAGCCGCATCTCTTGAGACAGCATCAATGAAATCACCTTGAAAGAATTCTTTTATCTGTCTGTGCTCTGTTGCTATTATTTCCAGCTCTTTCATCAGCTGGTTTAATGTTTTTTCCATCCTTATTTAGATATGCTTTGAGTTTATCAATCTGTTTCTTTGAGAATTTCATTGTATCCAGTTCAATGGTTTGTATCCAGTGTCATCTTTCTTGACATATTCATTGCAATGATCTGAGCACATATCACAATATTCTGGATATTTTGTTGCTTGATCATCTTTAAGATATCCAATCAATCTCTCTTTGTAAAAATATGCATCCTTTCTCAACTGATCTCTGAGCTCAGCAACTTGATTCAATTCAAGAGTTGTTTGATTATCATCTTGGACTCTTCCGGCACCTTTATTTGTTAGCTTATCAGTCAACAAAAGAGCTGCTCTGTAATCAACGAATGCAACCAAACAAGGTACAACATAATCATTCATGAGATCCAAGTAATCTTGAGTCCATGTGTTTGTCTCAACTCTATCAAGCAATGCTCTGAATAATGGAGTCCCAAGAGCTGGCTGAATATGCATGTCTTGAGATCTCTTTATGGCCACAGCCAAGAGCTTGGTATCTGTATTGTTGTGAATAATACCGAGCTTTTTTAAATTTTCAACTGATAATAGGTAGTTCATAGTACATAAGTAAATGGAAATCTATATTCATGGTTGTGACCATCAACATAAATTAGTTTATAACCTCTATTAATAAATGTCTTGTGAAAAGATCCAGTTAAATATTTTATTCTGCGATCCCCTACACAAGTGTAATCCCAACCATTTATGGTTTCTCCTTTTTCAAATGTAGGAGTTATAATAATATTTTCAGCAAATGACTCAACCCATTCAAGAAATTTATTGACATCTATTTTATTATTTGTCCATTCATCAGAATTTATTGATCCTTTTGCAACAAGATAATCAACTTTTTGTATTGATGGTCTGTCAATTCTATAGTCATTATAATATCCTTCAAAGCCAAGTAACTGACAAAATCTAAAAATTACTGGATCATTATCAACAAACAAACATTTCTTTGCTCCCATATCTTTGGCAACAATTAAGCTCTCTGCACTACCTGGACCTAAATCAATAATTGATTTATCTTTGAAATCAATATTTAAATAATTATAAATGCTTGACCATATTAATCTATGATGCTCAGCTCCATTGTAGTTGTGAATATTATCAACTTGTGAATGGATATATCCCCATAATGATGTCAGATTCTGATAATGCCCTGGAGTATCTTTTATCCATGACACAAGCTCATCCATATTCATTTCCTTACAATGCTTTCTTAATTCTGGATATGTTTTCATCTTATCTTTTTACAACTAATTGCTGAATCCATTCATGTCTACACCATGGAGTTGAGGCACCAGTATCTGGATTTGTATACCATCCACCTCTGTATCTCCAAACATCTCTGTCAACTCTTGATGATATTGTATTAATCTCATCTCTTGAATATAGTCTATTCAATGACATAAGTCTCTCACAAAATTGTCTTGATCCACTCTTTGCTGGAGGCACATCTAATCTGGTCCGATATCCATAACGCACTTCAAATCTTTCAATTGGAATCTGCTCCTCACTAACTAATTGCTTTCCCAAATCAGTTACTTCTCCTTTTACCAGGATATCCCATTTCATTAATCTTGCCATTGACTTGGCAATCTCTTCAATGTTTGTGTTAAGAGCCTTTGCAATACCATTTGAATCTTCACCATCACCAATCAACTTCAATACATTTTTATCAAAGTCATTGAGCTCAGCTGATATCTCAGCAATGGTTGCAAATAATTGCTCTTGCTTTGAGAATACATCAGCGGATGGAGTATCCCATTCAATTGGAAATGTTGCATATACTTTATAATCATCAGCTGATTCGCCATATTGAGCAAAGTATCCAATCTCATCATCTTGATGATCGAACTTGCATGATGACATTTGCTGTGCTAATGGTTGCAATCCAACAATTCTGCGAGCTTGTGCCTCATCAATGGTTGGAAATGATGCCAAGACAATGCTCAATGCACTCTCAGATGTCAACAATCCTTCTTTAATCTTAGCAACTACATCAATAAGTGATGCAATCTCAGCCCCATTCAATGCTGATTTTGCAACATCCACTTGAGTTTCATTTGCTGGAATATCACCAACTGGAGCAACAGCTGTTGGCTCTTGAGTTGTTCCTATTGGAGTCACATCTTTAAGCTTAATAACACCAGTTTCTCCAGATAATTTAACCATGTAATTCAATATCCACTCAATTCTTTTTTGTCTTGTCTCAACATAAGTCTTTTTAAAGATCTCAAATAGATCTGCACTTTCAGCTGCATTGAATGATCCTTCTGGAGCAACACCAAATAATGATGGAGCAACCACAGAATGAGCAACAAGAATGTTCTGTTGCACACTATCCTCAAGCATATCATATCTTTTATCAAGATCATTGCCGGTTAAGTTGTCAACCTTTGGAGCTTGATCTGCAGATGGTGCAAATGTTATGATGATATCTCCAGAATTCTCAATTGCAGATGCTGGATTCTTGATTTGATTCTTGAATGACTCTGCCTCTTCTTGAGTTTCTGGAAAGCCATCCATGAATGTGATCATTGTACCGGACTTGAATCCATTTTGCAATTCATACATGTGGAATTTACTGATATCACAATCAGTCTGAATTGATGTGATACCTCCTTGATATGGTGGCTTTGGATATACTCCATGTTCTTTGCGACCTTTCTTTGCTGGATCTTTATAATACAATACAAATGATCCAACTTTATTTTGCTCATCAAGAGCTGGCAATACTCTGAGATTTGTTTTCTCAGCTGATTGCTGTTGCACTGTCCAATCATCAGAAAGATAGTACATTCTTTCATCAGATGAAATTCTGATCATGTCAATTGGTAGGTATTCCCAAACAGCAACCCGGGTGCCTTCTCTATTCCAGGTTCCTTTGACTGCGAATGCACCAAACAACTCATAATCAAATGCCAATTGCTCAACAATCTCATTCATATTAAAGTCAGAATAAGGATTGGCAATGAATCTTGCAAGCTCTCCAGATACAACATCAAGACCTCCACCAGCAATGTAATGTGTTTTGTTCTTGATGATACCTTGGTGCCAGGCTGATCCATTGTAAAGATCAACTAAAAAATAAGGATAGTCATTCTTTTTTCCCCACTTAATAAAGCCAAGCATTCTGTCTTGCTCCTCAATTGGAAGGACAAAATCCTTTCTGAATGACATTGATTCAAGTTTCTTATTCATAAATGTTAAATGTTATATTTGTTGAGAATTCTGTTGATGGTGAATCTTGCACATATACATGAGCTCTGCCCTCCTCAACCAATCCATCTGATAAATCTGGATCTAAATTGACAGCGGATGTTTGCTGATATATTCTGTAAGTGTAATATCCATCATAATCAAAGGTGACATCCACACCATCAGTCAGTTCAAACTCATCATATCTGGTGATGGCATTGCTTAGATTTGGTAGAATACAATAATATTTCAAGAAAGATTGTTCATGCTCAAACTCAAAGAGGTAATGAACTGGACTCACTGTTGTCAGTTCTGTCACTGTCACTATCATTGTTGATGTTGAGCTCTTCTCTAATCTTAGCATCTTTAATTAGTTTTGGTTTACGTTTTTCAAATATGTGCAAGAGTCCAATCTTAGCATAAAATTCCTCTTTGCCTCTCTCAATAGCTATCCATTTACTAAGTAATGGTGACCATTGCATTGAGCCTATGTATTTTTTAAGTATTTCCATGATTCAAATATACAAAAAAAGGAGGGACACAGCCCTCCCTTATGATAAGAGTTTATTCAATTCTTAAATTGATGGAGATTGCTGTGCCAATAAAGAGGCATATACAGCTGAATCAACATCTGGAACTGGATCATTTTCCAATCCACCCATGATAATATCATGACCTAATCTGTCAGATTTCAATACTCCAGATCCATAAGCGGAAGCCTCAGCAATTTGTAGACCTTCACCGAATCCAAGAGCAACAGTAGTTCCATCAGCTTTCTCAACAATTGCAACCACTTCATTCTGACCTAACAAATGAATCTCAGAACGTAATTCTTTTGTATCCGAAGCCAAGATCATTGTCAAGGTTTGTTCATACCAAAGAGTTCCATTTCCTTTATTCACTCGGATTGGTGCAGTGTAACTTGATAAGTTTGATTTTAACTTATATAAGAATACTTCACCAGTAACAGTCAGAGCAGTGATCTCGTTATCAACAATTGTGGATGCAGAAACATTTCCCAAAGGAAACAACATAACAGATTTGATACCACCTTTTCCATTGGTACATGTTCTGTCATTGTATCCGGTTGTCATATTACAAGCCATTGTTCTTAGTTTTTTTAATGTTATTAAATAGGGAGGAGTTACCTCCCCCCGTTATTATTTATTAGTTTGGAGATCCAGTTCCATTCCACACTCCGATCTGATCCAAGAAAGGTACTTGAACACCAGCTCTGAACTTAGAACGTAAATAGATTACATCATCATCTTGAGAATACCACAAATCAAAGTTTTCAAAGTCAGATGATAAGTCAGTACCAAATACAAACTGACCAGCACGACCAGTGTAAATGTTATCAAGACCATTCAATCCATTAACTTTAACAATTCTCATGTTTGTTCCTGGTAATACAAGCTCATTCAAGTCACCAATGTTTGCTGGATTGTAGTGGAATAAGTTGTCATCAACTAAATTCTTAGTTAAGTAATTGAAATTCTCACGACCAGTAAAACAGATGAAATCTGTAGCTTCAGCAACATTTGCTGGAGTATTGATAAAACACTCATAGAAAACATCAAACGCATTTGTAGCAGAGATTGATGCAGTTGAAGATGTATTCAAGTTAACACAACCATTTGCAACAGTTAAGAATTGACGGAATCCATTCATCTTAGATAAGTTACCAGAACCAGAAACTTTATTTCCTTTCCAGATTAATTTATCCAATTCAAATGAATGTAATCTCAAAAGATAATCAATGATTTGTTGCTCAAATGGAAGAGTCTTATCTTCAGCAGATGCTCCTGGACGTAAACCTAATTGAGTCCAAAAACCATCAAGATCTTTTTGACAGAAAGATTTCATATATCCAAGAGTCTCAACTGCGATTGCACGATCAGTGAATATAGTGTCTCCATCTGGAGTCATTGTACAATCACCATCTTGATAGATGATTGAATCATCCATTAATTTTAATTCTTGAGATCCTTTAATCCCTTGCTGAATAGTTACATATTGTAATGTGCGAGCTTCAGTAACTGACTTAACAATTAAGTCCTCTCTTTGCTCATCAACATAAGCGGCAAGACCAGAAACATCCCAGTCAAACTTGCCTTTAAGGTACTTTTTTAATGACATTTTTATTAGATTTTATTTCGTTTCAAAAACATTTGTCTGGCTGTCAAGTTGCCAACTTTGCTGAATTTCTCAGCTTCTTTGGTTTCCACAGATGGTTGAGCTTTGAAAGCCTCGAATTCACTTTTCAATGAACTCAACTCATTAACCAATGTTGCGTTATTTTCTGCAATAGCCTTAGTCATTTCTGCTAAGCCTTCGACAGCTTTTGAGAATGCCTCAAGTTTTGCATTTACAATTGATTCAACTTGCTCAGCACTCATTGACTCAGCACTTGTCTCTTCGACAGCAACCTCTCCATCTCCTTCGTTTTCTCTCTCATCAATTACCTCTGTGATGATACCTTCTGCATCAACAACAATTGATACACCGGCAAGATCACCAGATAATGAATGAGTTCCTTCTGGAGCTGGAATCATTTCACCATCAGCAACAACAAATACTGGCATACCTACCTCAAGAGCTTCATACTCTATCACGGTTACACCATCAGCCAAAGTTGCTTGTTCAAATTTTTCAACGCTTTTTGAGAATTGTGCTTTCATTTCAGCAATCAATTCCTTAATAGTTTGTAATTCTTTGTTCATGTTTATTATAATTTATTGTTCGAAAATACCTAACTCTTTGAGCTTAGCCTCTGCCCATCTCTTTCCAGCAAGTCCACCCCATAATAAATATGAGATAGTTCCACATGCTGAATTGTCATCTGGATTATAATACTCCTCTGCTCTTGACAGATATGAATACATCCTCTTGATGATTGCCACTGAGACAGTTTGCTTGTTTGCCAAAGTCGTTGCTCTCAAGCGGCCAACTCTTGTGGCACATTTATTTCCATACTTTTGATTGAGCTCAATTCCTTTCTTGGCATTGTTGCTCACAGCTTCTGGATAGTCATTGTAAAACTTGATATATTCCTGGACTGATTTGAGCTCTTGATAGATGTATGCAAATTCATGCTCCCATCCTTTGCCAGTTTCAAGTAATTGGAATACACCCTCAATTGAGAAGCCAGTAAACATTCCAGCCTTGGCTGCCTCATATACATCTTTGTTTGTGACTTTGTAACTCACAATCCATGATCCATCATTCTCTTTGTTGAATCTTTCTGGAGCTGTGAATCCTTTTGCCTCATCAATGATATAACTCATGATCATATAGATTCCATCAACCACTCTCTTGCTGTCATGCTCAAGATTTACATTGTTGAAATTATCTCTGCGAGCATAGTCAAAAACAATATCCTTGATTGCTTGCTTTGAAAAGTTCACATAATACTCTTCATTAGTCTGAGGATCTCTTCGATATATAGGAGTATCTGCAGATATAGCAACTCCAGTGATGACTTGCTCCTCATCATTGAATTGATAAGCAATCTTTTTGCTGAATGTCTCAAATGATTTCTCATGTGCTGGATTGGCTACCAATGAATTGAATGATACTGTTGTTTCTGGATCTTCAAGATCAATGACAATATCATAAAGAGGTAATTCTCTAATCATAAATATTATGTAAATTTGTTCGAAATGGTTTTTGTTTATCCATACCACAGCAAGTCTGAGTCTGACTTTGAAATCAACCAATCAATAAGATGGTTGAGATTAATATATCCAGATGCAGAGATATGGACCATTGGCAAGGCTGTTGCTGGAGCCAATAATCTGCCATGCACTCAGCACAATAATATCAGAGGATGTGATGTGACAAATAGGATTCTGACTTTTGCCAGAACCATTGGAGGTGATTTCATTTATATGAATAAAGATTTTTTCATTACAAAAATATGGCAGCCACATGTGGCCATAAACATGGGATCAATCATTGTCAATCGAGAACATCCTCCACATACTCAGATGGCTCAACAAAATACTTTGGAATTCTTGAAACATAACAGCTTTACGGCATACAATTATGAGACACATACTCCAGTTATGATGAACAGCCAAAAGCTGATTGATCTATTTGACAACATCAACTGGCAGAATGACAACCATTTCATCAAATCAATCTATTGTAACGTGTACAAAGTACCTTCAAAAGATGGATTCAATTGTAAGGTATCTGTGCCATCCATTGACAAAGCAAAGGAATTCATTGCACTCCAGGGATGTTTTTCAACTGGTGATGGATTCTTTAATCAATCCAGATCTAATTGGATTAAAATGTACTCTTAGCCTCTTGCACCTCAACCTTATTCTGAGTGCCAGTAATATCAGATTCCAATACTACAACTTGAGTTGTTGGCATGTTATTGGATTGACCTTGTCCTAATGCTGTGAGATTTGTTTGCTGTGCATTTGTATTGGCAGTAAATGAACTTGCACCAGCACCAGCATCTCCTCCACCACCACCAGATATTTGAGGAGCACTTGGCATTGTGCCTGCCTTATATTGTTGACTTGCAACAATAGCCGCTTGAGCAATTCCAAGAGCTCCAGTGAATATTGACCAAGGAGCTCCAAAAGTCAATGGAGATGCAGCCACAGCTTTCATAACACCGCTTGCTGTATCCATTGCAATCTGTCCAATCCTAAGAGCTTTATCTCTGATAAACTGTGCTTTCTTAATTTTCTCCTCTTCTTGATATGCCTTTAATTCAATTTGATATTTTTGTTGTGCAAAGTTCTGTTCAATCTGTTTTTTCTGATCAGCTGTTAATCCTTCTTGATTGAGTTGAGCTTTTAAATTTTTATCAAGATTGGCAAGATCAGCATCTCTATTGGCTGCAATCTTATCTAATCTATTTTGATCAAGTTGATTCAATACCTCATTTGCTTTTTTAATCTCATCAAAATATTTCTGAGCAGTCTCTAATGCTTTTTGAATATTTGCAATTGTTTCATCTCTATCCTTATTTGATTGATCTTTTGCTATATCAGAATATTTCTTATCAATTTCAGCTTTTTTCTTTCTGTATTTTTCAGTCAGTTGATTCTCTCTATCAAGATAAGTTTCCTCATCAATCAGACCAGCTTTTAAAGCGTTTAATGTAATATCTTGCTCCTTTCTATATTGATCCTCCAGATCCATTAATTCATTATCCTTATCTGAATTGAAAAGCCTTGTATATTTTTCTCTGATCTCTCTCTTTTTGGCTTCTGTCTCAGCCAATTTTGCAAGCTCTTGATCAGAATATTTTTTTGTCAAATCAGCTTTGGCAATTAAAAACTCCATTTCAACTTGAGCCTCAAGCTCTTTATCTCCATGAGCTTGCTCCATTCTTTTGTCTCTTTGAATGACAAGCTCTTGCAACTCCTTCTCAAATCCTTCTTTCATTAACTCCAGTGAAAGAGCAAATCTATCATCTTCCTCTTTTATTCTTTTATCATTGGCTGCTTTCTCAGCTTCTGCAATAGCTTTTAATCTATTGAGCTCATCTTCTTTTTGTTTCTGGATCCTTGCTTTACGTTTCTCATAAGCTTCTTTATTGGCATCCTCTCTTTTTTTGTCCTCTTCAATTTGTGCAATTGTTAAATCTTGAGCATTCTTTTTGTTTTCTTTATATTGTTCATAAGATGCTGTTTTTGTTTTCTTAATTGATTTTTCCAATTTTTTTGCTCTATCACTATCAGCCTCTCCCAACCATCTTAACATATCAAGCTCTTCTTGATAAGCTTGGATTTTTTGTTTTTGCAATTTGAAAATTTCTCTACCAGATTTCAATGCTGCCTTGAGTTTCTTTTCCTCCATCTCCTCTGTATTCTTTCCAGCCGCTTGAGCCTTTCTGATTTCAAAAGATAGATTGTCATCCACAGCTTTTGCTTTCTTTTTTTCAGCTGAAATCTTTTTGTTCATCTCTTTCTCTGTGGCATCTGTCCTGGCCTTGGCATTGGCTTTCATCTTGGCTGTCTGAGCATCATCAACAACACCAAAGAATTCAAGAGCTTTCACTACAGCATAGATGATTCCTATCAATGGAAACATTACGCCAATAAGAATCTTAACAGCTGGTCCAAGTTGCTCAAATTTTCTATAAGCATTAGTCACAGCTGCAGATACCTTATCAAAATTTGCAATCAATAAACCAACAGCAACAACAATGGCACCAATACCAGTACCAATCAATGCTAATCTAAACAATTTCATTGCTGTTGTTGCTCCTCCAGTTGATGTTGCAAGAGCTACATTGGCTCCAGTTTGTGCCTCTGTTGCTGCTACATTAGCCAATGCTGGAGCAATGGATCCAGTCATTATGAAATTCTTAGCTTTCTCAAGTCCATTTCTTAGTTGCAATCCAAAGATTGATTCCTTGTTAAGATTATTGGCAATGATTGATACTGAGTTAACAAGTCCTTGGACAGCTTGCAACTTGACCATTGTTTGAACAAGAGCTTCATTCTCAACACCAGCCAATGCAGCCGCTGATTGAATCCCTTGAAATGCAGCTGCTCCAGTTTCAACACCTTGCAATGTTGTATCTAAGCCAACAAAGTCAGATGATAATGCTGTTGTCTGAGCTTTTAAATCTCCAATCTCATCCTTAAGACTTGCTGCATTTTGTATTGCTTGTTGACCAATTGGAGTCTCTCCACCAGCACGAGCTGCTAAGTTCTGATATTCTTTCATCAACTTAGTCATCTCTCTCATGGTTAATCCACCATCCTCAAGTCTCTGATTAAGCTCTGCAAGTTTCTGATCAAACTGATCCATCCCTTGAGTTGATGCCTCTGTTGCTGTTTTTGATGTATCCTTGAGGTCTTTGTTTAAATCCTCAACTGCCTTATCAAATGCCTGGATATCCTGGACAGATTTTCCAGTGTCAACCTTCAGTGAGAATACCGCTGTTTTTTCTGCCATTATTCAAAAGTTTCTGTCCATTCAGCTGTTTGCATCAATGCCAAACAATCTTCATGTGTCAAGGTTTGTAAAGGTTTAATAGTGCCATCACTAATAAAAGTTGGAGTTTGTTCCCACTTTAAAACAAACATACTGCCATCTATACTTCGTCTTACTGTATCTGCTGAAGTTTGTCCAACTTGAGAAAAATCAACTTTACTCAAATCATTTATGTTTACTATTGCGTATGTATCTGTCATCTTTTTAAATTAAGGTACATCAGTACTTCTATCTCCAACCTCCATGTTTACGCTTGTCAAATTATAAGAACCAGCGTTATCAGTAAAAGTCCAATCAGTTGAGAATGTATCTCCATCACCCATTCGCCAC